CCTTCTGGTATGAGATGGACTATCTCACCTATGTCGACGTTCCGGATGCCTGCGTGACCCCCGTGGGTGATACCACCTTCACCGAGGACACCATCACCAACGACGCCGTCGAGGGCGTGACCCTCAAGGAAGTCAACCTGGTTCCTTTGGGCGACTTCATCCGGGTCAGTTTTACCGCCGGGGGAGGCTCGACCTGGACCGGCGGATGCTTCGTCAACCTGGGCGACCCCGAGGTTCAGCCCGCTCGCTAACCCTTAACCCTAACCCCTAACACCCCCCGGCGTGGCCGTGGCCGTGCGGCCACGCCCCGGGGGTTTGTGGAGTAGCAGATATGATGAACCTATCCGAAAAAATCAGGGTGCTTGCCCCGCTTCCTCCGGACATTGCGAGCTTTGGAGTGTATAGCGGTATCGTTGACGCCTCGGGCTTCCGGTCCGCCGTCCTCTCTACCGTGTTCGCAAACGTTCTGGCTCAGCCGATTGCGGCTCATACTTGCACCATTACCGCCCAGCACGCCGCCCCGGCCGAGATTATTCCGTTTTGCGACCCCTTGGCCCCCGTGCCCTTCGACTTCTATGGCATCCGCACGGCGGCCGGGCCGACCGAACTCGCCTACAAATTCACCCCGGCCGTGGGTGGGCCGCATCCGAACTGCGCCCCCGTGCGGGTTGAGTTCTTTGTGGAGAAGACGTGTAACGCCCTGCGCACCGACTACCTTATCGTCTCCATCAAGGATGACGCCGGAGCCCCAGCCGGAGCCCCAGGCAGTAACATAATCTCTCCCGTGCGGATACCTTACTGGCAGATACCCGACGGGCGGGTAAAGGTTACGGTGGTCTTCCCGGCGGGGCCAAAGACCTCGGACATGATTGCGGGCAACACCTACTGGTTGCATATCGGAGGGTCTTGGGCGGCCTCCGACTCTACCCATATCAAACTCGGCATGACCGCCGTTGTGGCCGCCCCGCAGCAGTACACCTACGAGAACACCGGGGCGTGGAACCAGCTTACCCAAAACCTTTGGGTGCGGGTTTACGTGGCCGAGTTTTCGGACGTGCCGGGCGTGGACCCGGTTGTGGCGACGCAGGACTCGGAGTTGTGGGGTGTTAACCTTATGGCCGAGCTTGCTCCGATTAACATCGACGTCCTGGCGGGCAAACCCCTCCTCCGGACCTATCTGACGGCGACCGGCGGTATATGGGTGCCGGTCTCCCTGGTTATCCTCGGCGACCCCATATCGGAGCCGCACGGCCAGGACATGCGGTCGGTGTGGGCTCCCTACTACCCGGTCATGATGGAGCGGGTATAACATGCACCGGCGTTACATGGTAGCAGACGGGTTCACGTATCACGTCGGCCCGGCGGCCGTGGACCAATACCGCCCGGGCAGCCTTATCATCCTCAGGGACGACCAGGTTGCCGCCCACCGGCAGGAGTGGAAGCTTGCCCCCTGCGCCTGGGTGCGGGTGACCTGCGCGTGCGGGCACGTATGGCATACGCTGAACCTGCAACCGGAGGCCGAGTTGTGTCCCCATTGCAAGGCAATGGGGACTCACCAGATTGCCCCGGCCCCGTTGTATCTGCCCACCTTGGCAGGTGCGGGCGAAATTCAACCGCCTGACGCACGCAGCGGGGCGGAAACGGGGCAACCCGCAACCCCCAAACCCGGGCCGGTTGCGGCCCCCAAACCCGGCAAGCCCAAACCCCGGGGCCATAGGTAGCGGAGGCCGCCATGTATGATATGGACATCACAACCCTTGACCGGGTAAAGGAGTACCTCGGCATCCCGGTCTCGGACGTGTCGGCCGACGCCTCCTTGCGGGAGATCATCCGGCAAGTAAGCGACGACATCTCCCAGTATCTGGACCGCCCGCTCAAAACAATGGCCCGCACCGAACTTTACGACGTGCTCGACAACCAGCGCCTCCTTTGGCTCAGGGCGTGGCCTTGCAAAGTATTGACGGGCGTGCCGGTTATCCAGATAAAGAACGACGCAAACTACCCCCCGGCGTGGTCGGGCGTGTCCGCCTTGGCCTATGGCGACGACTACCTCGTGGCCGAGCGGGAGGACGGGCTTGGCCGGGTAGAGTTCAGATGCTTCCTGTGGGGCGGCCCCCAGGCCGTGCAGGTGACCTACACCGCCGGGCTTGGCACCCGGCCGTCAGTGGAGGGTGTGGACGGGGTTGTGGCGGGGGCGGGCTTCGACCTGCTTAACTCTGCCTCAGCATCCTTCATTACCGATGGGGTTGCCGCCGGTATGAGGCTGCGGGTGTATACCGTGGCCCCGGGTAACACCGTCAACGTGGGCATCTACCCCATCGTCGCCGTGCCCAGTGAGACGCAGTTGCAGATATCCGGCACCTTCCCGAACCACACCGGCACGGGCGAGCGGTATCACGTGATGGAGGCCGGGCTTGCCGGGGCATACCCGGGCATCGCCCTGGCCGGGGTTGAGGAGATTGTGTTCAGATACAAACGCAAGGACCGCCCGGAGGTGAGTAGCATTGCCCAAGGCGGGGCCACCACCATGTTTAACGGAACCCGGCACCTCGACCTCAAGGCATACGGAGCCGAGGGGTTGACGCCGGATACCCAAGCCCGGCTCCGCAAGCTCCGGAGGGAGTTGTTCTAGGCCATGCCAAACGACACCACCATATCTGCAAACACCGCCGAACTTGAGAGGGCGTTCCGGGCGTGGCCAGCGGATATGGCAAAGGCATCGCTCAAGGTTTTGCAAACGGAAGGCCCCCGGTATATATCGCAACTCCAGAGGGAGCGGTTAACCGGAGGCACAACCGCCGACCGCCTTGGGGTTAGGACCGGCACGTTGCGGCGGTCGTTTAAGCATACCGTCACGGGCTTCGATCTGGACTCCATCGCCTTGATTATATCAAGCGGGTCCAAGTATGCCGCCATCCAGGAGTTCGGGGGCGTGGTTAAGGCCAAGCCCGGCAAGGCCCTGGCGATACCACTGGAGGCGGCCAAGACAGCGTCGGGCGTGCCCCGCTGGCCAAGCCCACGCAGCCCCGGGGCACCGCCTATGTTTATGCTCAAGACCGGCGGGGCACCGTTACTGGTAGGCAAAGGCGACTTCAACATCATGACCGGCGGGGGCGACATCATCCCCTACTTCATTTTGCTCAAACAGGTTACGATACCGGCCCGATTGGGGGCACGGGTTACGATGGAGAAGCGGTTGCCCATGATTATTAAGGGGCTGCAGACGGCCGCCGGTAAGGTTTGGAAAGACAAGACCTAGTGGAGTGGAGGCCTTTAATGGCATTGGAACCGACCATATTGAACCGGGTAGAAGCGGACGGCGTGGGGGGTTTGAACATCACCATGACGGCCCCGCCCGTGTCGGTCACCTACACCCGCACCCAGGTCTGGTATCGCAAACTCAACGCCGACGACGACCCGTGGAGCGATGGCGGCAACACCTTCATCGGCACCCCCGGCGTGCCCGGGGTTTACAATCTGCCCGCCTTGCCCGTGGGCTACTACTACCAGGTCATCTGCCAGGCTTGGCATGGGGCACCCTTTAACGCCTACTCGGAGGCAAGCACCCCCAAGGTTGCCGCCGTGCTCCTGGCGGCCGACCCGGTTATCGAGCGCATCACGGCCGACGCCGCCGCAACCTTGGCGACTATCACCCAGGGCAACGGATACCACCACAACGTGAAGGAAGTGCACCGGGTTAAAACCGCCGGGCAGATAACTCCGGCCCTTTACCCGGCCGCCGTGGTTTGGGCATACGATGCCAATGCCGAGGACGGGCAACCCGTGGAGCACGTATCCAATACGTTGAACCTGGTTGTGGAGGCGTGGGTCAAGGCGGGCACGATGGACATAGACCCGGCCCCGGGTAGCGGCGGCATCGACGTCGAGTTGAACTGGATGCTGGCAGATATTACCCGGGCCATGCTAACCGACCCCCGGCGGGCGGGCAATGCCATCCGCACCAAGCACCAGCGATGGGTCAAGTTTATGGCGGACGAGGGGACCCCATACGGAGTCATCCAGATTACGTTCTCGGTGCTTTATCGGCACCAAAGAGTCAACCCGGCGGTGCCGGTATAAGGAGGGAAGGCTATGCCCGGACTAAATGCGGAGACGGGAGTTGTGGGAATCAAGATCGAGGCCGTGGAGGGTGTGGCGGAAACAATCGCCGCCGCCCAGTGCGGTATCTTGGTCGAGGAGCCCGAGTTTACCATCGAGCCCAAAATGAACCAGCGGAAGCCTGCCCGGCCTTACATGGGCGGCATCAAGCAGGTTCCCGGCGGCAAGAGTTGCTCGATGAAGTTCAAGACCGAGATCAAAGGCTCGGGGGCTGTGGGCACGGCCCCGGCGTGGGGCGTGGCCTTGCGTTGCTGCGGGTTTGCCGAGACGAACGAGGCGGGCGTCAAGAGCGCCTATACCCCGAACCTCGTCGGCACCAACATCCCCTCCTGCACCATCAAGCTCCTCAAGGACGGCAAGTATCGCACCATGAGGGGGGCACGGGGCACGGTATCCTGCGACGTCGAGGGCAATGGGATCGGTTATCTGGCCTTCGAGTTCCAGGGCGTTTACGAGGCCGAGGGGGACGCCACCGCCCCGACCGGCATCGTTTACGAGACCACCCAGCCGCCGGTGTTGAACAACGCCGACCTGGTGCTTTTGCCCTACCATGCCCAGTCGGTCAACCCCCCGGCCACGTATGCCGTCCACGAGGTACTGCGGGACGGGGCGGCGAGCAATATCAAGCTCGCCATCAGCATCACCACCACCGTGGCGACCGACCTCAAGGTTGTGCGGGCACGGTTGCGCCAGGGCGGCACGCCCGCCGCCGAGGTCAGTGGTTTACAGATGTCGGTCATGACCGACGTTGGGGGCGACCCCGGGGCGCTCGTGGGCACGGCGTCCCGCTATGTTAAGCTCGCCTCCATTCCGGTCACCGCCGTGGCCGGGGGCGAGTGGACGGACTTCTACTTCGACACCCCCGTGCCGCTGGCCGGGGCCACAACCTACTGGCTGGTGCTTACCGGCGACTACACCGAGTCGGCCGTCAACTATGTCGCATGGCAGACGGTAGCGTGCCTCCTGGCGGGGCAGCGCTCCAAGTTCTACGACGCCGCATGGGCGGCCGTGGCCTTGAAGAACTTCGTCTTCCAGGCCCTATCAGCGGCCGAGTCGCAGTTGCTCGTGGCGGGCGTGTCCTGGGACTTGGGCAATACCGTCGGGCTCCGGGACAACGTGAACGACTTCCAGGGCTTCCAGGGCGGGTGGGTGAGCCAGCGTTTGGCCGTGGGCAAGATCGAGCCGGAGGAGGAGCTTGCCGCCAATCGGGACTTCCTTGCCGAGTTGATAGGCCAGACCGACCTCTGCCTCCTCTTCAAGCTCGGCAGCGTGGCGGGAAATCGGGTCTACTTCCAGATGCCCTACACCCAGGTCGTGGGGGCGGGCGGATGGGGCAACCGCAACGGGGTCATGACCCGGCCCTTGGACTTGCAGTATAACCAAAACGACGGCGGCGACGACATCGTGATCGTTTGCCGGTAGGCTATCGGGGCCACGCTCGCACGTGCACCTGCGTGCGGGCGTGGCCGCCCTTGCCCCCAGGGAGCGGGGGTATCTGCTAACGGATGGGAGGTTGCCATGATACGACCGATTGACACCGACAAGACGTTCGAGTACGTTTGCAAGGACGACCAGGCGTTGCCCGTGGAGGAGCAGACCGTGTTCCTCCTCCGGCCGCTCAAGTCCAAGGAACTGGCCCGGCTCGAGGATAACATGGCCGAGAGCACGCCTCGCAAAAGCGGGGGCACGTTGCGGATTAAAACCGGCACCCACGTGATCGAGACCCTCAAGACCGGCCTCGAGGGCGTCCGCAACCTGGGCGGCAAGGATACCATCCTGGCAGATTGTGCGGGCGACCGGGAGCGGCGTCTGGCGCAGGAGGCCATCATCGACTCGTTGCCGCCGACCATCCGCAGGGAACTGGCGGACGTGCTCACGGGCGACGCCGACCTTACCCCGGGCGAAGTAAAAAACTGACCATCGGGGCGTCGTTTATTGCCGGGGCGTTGCGGAAGTTCGACTGCCAGACCTGCACCGACCCCAAGCGAGAGGCGTGGGGGTGCGAGGAGTTAACCCCCACGCCGGTGCACGTGGTAAACGGGCACCGGGTTCGCCGATGCCCCGTTAAGATTTTAACTCCTTTTACCCGGCGGTGCATGAGCCTTTATGCCCATTATAAAAACGGGTTCCTGCCCAATGCGGGGGGCATAGCAGACCAGCCCGCATGGTACGTGACGGCGATGGAGATATTAGAGTCCGACGTGGTTACTATCCAGCACGAGCAACTCGAGCGGGAACGCCGCAAGACCGAGGATAGGCCAAAGCCCGGACGCTATACCGGCCCCCGGAGGTGATGCTATGGCTGATGAAAAAGAACTGCGAATCGTTGTGCGGATAAGGAACGCCGCCCAGGGCGTCCTTGACCGGATTGGCGGTTCCATCAGCAAGATCGGCAGCATTGCTAAATATGGGGCCTTGGCATTGGTAGGCGTGGCCGCCTCCCTTGGGGCCATTGCCTACAAAATGGTGCAAGCGGACAATGAATCGGAGAAGGCTGAGGCGTCCTTGACGGCCGTGGTTAATGGGATGAGGGCATACCGGGAGTCCGCCGATACCCTCGTCCCGAAGCTTGTCGCCGTTGCCAAAGGTATCCAGGCCACCGGTATTGCCGAGGACGACGCCGTCATTGCGGGCACCCGGATGCTGGCTACCTATAAAGAGATATCGGACGACCAGTTGCCCCGGGCGATGCAAGTTATGGCCGACCTCTCGGTCGTAACCGGCGACATGAGCACGGCCGCCAATCTGGTCGGCAAGGCGGCGATGGGCATGGGCGGGGCCTTGCGGCGGGTAGGCATTACCGTCGACGAGAACATTATGAAGTCGAAGGACTTCAATCTAATCATGGACGCCGTATCGGAGCAGATTGGCGACCAGCAAACTACCCTCCGGAAAACTGGGTACGGCGGCCTGGTTGCCATGAGCAACGCATGGGGCGACTTGATGGAGATTGGCGGCAAGGCTATCAAGTCGGTGTTCGGACCAATCGCCGAGGCCGCCGCCCAGGCCTTTGCTAAACTGAACAACTCACTCAGCCAGGTGCTATCCAAAGAACGCATCACCGACTTCGCCCGTGAGGCAGTTCCGATCCTGGGGTTTGCGTTTTTACAGATTGCCAAGGCGACCGGGGTTGCGGTAAAGGTTGCCCTCGGGTTCC